CAGTCCCCCTGATAATGGAACAGGTGGATCTGGAATAGTATTAGTTAAAGAAGAGGACGTTTTACAAAACACATCAGGAAAATGGACCTTACAAGAAGTATTTAAATTTGTAAAACAAGGAAAGTGGAGTAATTAATTATGGCTAATGGAGGAATCGTTGGACCAGTTGTAGCTCCTAGCTTAGGAGATTTAATAACACCTTTTACAGGTTCAGGAACATTTAATAGATCAGCAACAACTGGAACAGTTTTAGTTGTAGCTGGCGGAGGTCAAGGCGGATCGTCAGTTGGCGGTGGAGCTGGAGGCGGAGGTCTTATTTTATCACCGTCTTCTTTTCCTTTACCTGCAACGGCCACTACAATTACTATTGGAGGTGGTGGAAGCCCATCTACTCCTCACCCTGTTCAACCTCCAGGAGATGCTGACCAAGGTGGTAACGGAGTAGACTCATCTTTTGGAACTGCACTAGTCGCAAAAGGTGGTGGCGGTGGTGGAACTTATTTTAACACAGGACACCAAGAAGGAGCCCCCGGTGGATCAGGTGGCGGAGGCCGAAGGAATGGCGGTAGCGGAGCACCTGGAACTCAACCAGGACAACCTGGAAACTCAGGAAGTTATGGTTTTGGTAATAATGGTGTAACAGGAACATCTCCCGATTCTACAGGACATGGAGGTGCGGGCGGTGGAGCTGGTGGAGCAGGCTCAGGACAAACAGGAGGAGCAGGAAAAGCTATACCTGCATTCCCAAGTGATTATGGAGACTCTGGATCTTATTCTGGAGGAGGATCTGGTGGAGGATACACACCACAAGGTGGACCACCTAACGGAAGTACAGGCTCACCAAAAGGAGGAGCTGGTGGAGGAAATCAATCTTATTCTGATGGCCAAGCCAACACTGGTGGTGCTGGAATGGGTGGAGGAATTAGTTCTCCTGGAGGAGCCCCAAATGATGCTGGAACAGGTGGATCTGGTGTAGTATTAGTTAAAGAGGCTAACGTTTTACAAAACACCTCAGGCAAATGGACAATTCAGGAAGTATACCAATTTAGAAAAGATAATACTTGGACTAGTTAATTATTGGTTTTTAGAAAGTCATAGTATATAATACTATAAAAGAAAGTTATGAATCTAAAATATTTTTATTGGTTTTATGAAAATAAAATATCAATTGATTTTTGTCAAAAAATTATAAAACATGGCAAAGAAAAAAATGTAATTTTAGGTAGAACAGGTGATTTTAGTGGAAAAAAAGTTTTAAGTGAAGAAGATCAAGAAAAACAAAAACAAACTAGAAATTCAAATGTAAGTTTTTTTAGTGATAATTGGATATATGAAAAAATTTTACCTTTAATTGAACAAGCAAATAATAATGCTGGTTGGAATTTTCAAATTAATTATACAGAGCCAATGCAGTTTACTGAATATAATTTAAATCAATTTTATACTTGGCATTGTGACTCTTGGGAAAAAGTTTATGATACTCCAGAGAATCCTTCTAAACATGGTAAGATAAGAAAACTATCTGCTATTCTTTCTTTAAACGATGGCTCAGAATATGAAGGAGGAGATTTAGAATTTTTTAATGCTAATAGAAGTCCAGATTTACCGCAAGAAAAATTTATATGTAGTGAGGTAAAAAAAGTAGGATCTTTAATTGTTTTTCCTAGTCACTTATATCATAGAGTAAAACCAATTACAAAAGGAGAGAGATATAGTTTAGTAATATGGTGTTGTGGAAAACCGTTTGTATAAAATGAAAGAAGAAAACTTTATAGGTATTTTTGAAAATTCTTTTACAAAAGAATTTTGTGAAAGATATATAAATATATTTGAAACTTATAAAAAATCAGGTTTAACTTTTAGAAGAAACAAACCAGAGATAACTGATGAAAGTATTAGTATACCTGGATCTATGTTAGATAATCCAGAATCAATAAACTTGTTGCATTACTCTAAAGAGTTTAATCAAATATTTTTTCCATTATATGATCAGTATGCTTCTAAATTTTCTATATTAAACAGAGTATCTAGGCATGCTATATATGAATTTAAGTTACAAAAAACTTGTCCAGGAGAAGGCTATCACATATGGCACACGGAACATGAAACAAAAATTACGAGAGATAGAATATTAGCTTTTACAGTTTATCTAAATACTATTGAGGAAGGCGGTGAAACTGAATTTTTATATTTTAAAAAAAGAATTAAACCTGTTCAAGGGACTTGTTTAATATGGCCTAGTGGTTTTACACACACTCATAGAGGTAATTCTCCTTTAGCAAAAGATAAATATATTATTACAGGATGGTTAGAGTATGGAACATAATCTAGAATCTTTTTATATTATTAAAAAATTTGATCAACATTCTAATTTAAAAAATTTATTGTTAGATAAAATTAATAGTGCTGACACTGAGTCTTTAGATGTTAAAGATAATTATTATACAGATAATATTAATAGATTAGATTGGTATGATAATTGTAATTTTAAAAGAGAATGGGTCATGGTTATTTTTAAAGATTTAAATAATTTTTTTAATACAGTATTTCAAGAAATTGGTTATGAAGATTGTGTTATAAAAAACATTTGGTTTCAACAATATAAAGAAAAAGGAACTCATGGGTGGCATACTCATGGATATACTTTTACTGGAGCGTACTATTTAGATTTACCAGAGGGTTCTCCTTGTACTGAAATAATAACACCTTTTAATCAAGACAAACTAATTACATTAGATGTTAAAGAAGGAGATATAAGCATTTTTCCATCATACACAATTCATCGTTCTCCAATAAATAAAACAAAATTTATTAAAACTATTGTTTCTTTTAATTTAGAAATAGGAAGACCTACTAAAAAAATATTAAATAAAATAGATAGGATATGTAATGAGTGAGATACAAAATATTATAAAAGATTATTTGTGGTTATTTAAGTTTGACAATATTGATAATAAAAAACTTTATCAAAGTTGCTATGAAGTAGAACAACAATTAAAAAATGTTTTTCCACCAATAGAAAATAATAAGTATGGTTGTTTTACTAGTTATTATCATACAGAGTATAATTTATTTAGTTTTCCTTGTACTGAATTACAAAAACTATACAAAAATATTTGTTATTCTGTAAATAAAGTAATTGATTTTAATGAGCATTATTATTTAAGGTGTTGGGTAAACTTATTTGAAAAAGAAAAAAATATAGATTGGCACAGTCATTGGGAACCAGAGTTTAAAACATACCATGGTTTTTATTGTGTTAATACTGAAGGGGAAAATAAATCCTATACAGATTATAAAATACCTGATAAAGACTTATTAAGAATTGAAAGTAAAAATGGTTTGTGTGTGTTTGGAAAATCTGATGGAGATCAACATAAAAGTTCAGAATGGTTTAACGAAGGTTATAGAGTGACAATTGCTTTTGATGTTATTCCAGTAAACGTATTAAGAAAGTATGAAAACTTTACACATAAATTTTTACACAACTATATTCCGGTATATAAAACATGAGCTTTGAAAAAAATAAATATTTAGTCATACCCGAAGCTATTCCTAAAATTATTGCAAAATTTGTTTGTGATTATTTTTTATTAAAAAGAGAAGCTTTTTCAACTTTAACAAAACATAATATAATAAAAGAAAATGATACTCAATGGGGAGTATGGGGTGATGGACAAGTTGTTGATACTTATTGTCATTATGGAGATGTTGCTATGGAAACTTTATTAGCTTGGGTACTTCCAGTTATGGTAAAAGAAACAGGATTAGATTTAGATCCTACTTATTCGTACGCACGTATTTATAAAAAAGGAGATGAATTAAAAAGACACAAAGACAGATTTAGTTGTGAAATATCTACAACAATTAATTTAGGATCAGATAAACCATGGCCTATTTATTTAGATCCCACAGGAAATAAAGGCGGAGAGGGAGTTAGAATTAAATTACAACCTGGTGATATGCTTATATATCGAGGATGTGATTTAGAACATTGGAGAAAACCTTTTGATGGTCAAGACTGTGTTCAAGTTTTTTTACATTATAATGAAAAGAAAAGTCTTCCTGAGGGAGTAAGGTTTGATACTAGACCCCACATAGGTTTACCTGATTATATGAAACAACAATGAGCTGGCAATTTTATTATTGGGGACCTCTGCTTTTTCGCACTAAATTAAATAATGAAGATGTTCAAAAATTAAAATCTATTTGTCACAAAGATAAAAAGAAAGATTTTAGAAAAAAATTAGCTGGTATTATTAATCATGAATATGAGATAGATAATCAATCTTATATAAACGTAATGATTCCTTATTTAAACTATTTTCAAGAGGCATTATTAGAATGGTACGGCTGTAAAAAAATTAATAAAATAGAGGTAACCGCAGCTTGGGTTAATTACATGAAAGCAGGAGAATTTAATCCACCTCACATGCATCCAGAATGTGATTTTTCAAGTGTGGTATTTTTAGATATTCCAAAAGAATTAGAAGAAGAAAATAGTAAATATGTAGGCACTGCATCGGGACCTGGATCTCTACAGTTTATGTGTGGAGAGCCAATGAAGCATTCTATAAATCAAAAAACTTTTTTTCCAGAGAATGGAGATTTTTTTATATTTCCTGGTGTTCTTAGACATTTAGTTTATCCTTTCACATCAAATGTTGAAAGAATTTCTTTAGCAGCTAACTACTCAGTGGATATAAAAATACATGACACAGATGATAATAAAAGATAAATTTTTACTTCCTGAAGTATTTGAACCTATATTTAAGATTATGACCTCGTCAAATTTTAGTTGGTTCTATCAAAAATCACAAACAATAAATAAAGAGAAAAAAGATGATCCATATTTTTCACACATATTTTATGGAGATAATACACCTAGATCAAACCATTATGAAGATGTGATATCCCCTATATTGTTTACCTTAAGTAATGTAAAATCACTTTTATTTGTAAGAGCTAATTTATACCTTAAAAAAGATAAGGTGTATTCCTCTTGTTTTCATACTGACGATTGTGATGATGTTAATAAATACAATCATAAAACAGCTATTTTTTATATCAATAAAAATGATGGATATACTGAGTTTGAGAATGGTAAAAAGGTTGAATCTCTATCAAATAGACTGCTTATTTTTGATGCCTCTCTTAAACATAGGGCTGTTAGTCAAGTGACTGAAGATAGGCGAATAGTCATCAATATTAATTATATAGAAAAATAATCGTATATTTACACGTTAAAAATAGTCTGGTATAGTTCGCAGCATGCTACAAAAGATAGGATTCCAGCCAGGTATTAATAAACAAATTACAGCCACAGGGGCCGAGGGCCAGTGGATAGGGTGTGATAATGTTCGTTTTAGATATGGAATTCCTGAAAAAATAGGGGGTTGGAATCAATTAGGCACTTTAAATGAAAATGAATTAACTGGTGCTGGAAGAGGTTTACATCATTTCATTAATAGCTTGTCTAGAAAATATGCTATTATTGGAACTAATAGAATTTTATATGCTTATTCAGGGGGTGTATTTTATGACATACATCCTATTCAAACTACAACTACGCTTACAAGTGCATTTAGCACGAGCAACGGATCACCAACCGTAACACTAACATATTCAAGCGCTCACAATTTAAATCCTGGCGATATACTGTTAATGGATAATTTTACAACAATTACTAATTCTAATTATAGTTCGTCTGATTTTGATGACAAAAAATTTATGGTTGCCTCTACGCCAACTAATACAACCGCAACAATAACTATGGCTTCAAACGAATCTGGTTCTGGTGCAACAACATCTGGAGGTATTAGGATTCAAAAATATTATACAGTTGGTCCAGCAGTTCAAGCAAAAGGTTTTGGTTGGGGATTAGGTTCTTGGGACGGTGAAGCAGCAGGTGCCATTACAACAACTTTAAATGGTGCCTTATTAAATGACACTGCTGGCACGGGTGGATCAGGAACTTCAATCACATTAGCAGACACAACTAACTTTCCAGATTCTGGAACAAATTTTATTCAAGTTGGTACTGAAGAAATATCTTACACAGGTGTTTCAGGTAATAACTTAACAGGTATTACCAGAGCAGTTAGAGGAACAACAAGAGCAGCTCATTCTGATGGTGCCACTGTTACAAATTCATCTGATTATGTTGCATGGGGTGAAGCGGCATCAGGAGACTTGGTTCTTGAACCAGGTATGTGGTCGTTAGATAATTTTGGAGATAAAGCTATTTGTTTAATACACGATGGTGCTTGTTTTTCTTGGGACTCAAGTTTATCAAATGCAACATCTACAAGAGCTACGATTATTTCTGGTGCACCAACAGCATCAAGACATATGATAGTATCTACACCAGATAGACACTTAGTATTCTTTGGAACAGAAACAACGATTGGAGATACATCAACACAAGATAACATGTTTATTAGATTCTCGGATCAAGAGGATATAAATACATACACACCAACAGCAACTAATACAGCTGGTACACAAAGACTAGCTGATGGATCACAAATTAGAGGTGCTATCAGAGGTAGAGATTCAATTCTTCTTTGGACTGACACAGCTTTGTTTACAATGCGTTTTGTTGGTCAACCATTTACATTTGCTTTTTCACAAGTTGGAACACACTGTGGACTCGTTGGACAGAATGCATGCGTAGAAGTTGATGGTGCAGCTTATTGGATGTCGGAAAATGGTTTCTTTAGATATGCAGGTAAACTAGAATCTTTACCGTGTTTAGTTGAAGACTTTGTATATGATGATATAAATTTAGAATCTGGTAATCAAATGGTATCTGCTGGATTAAATAATCTTTTTGGTGAGGTTATGTGGTTTTATCCATCGTCCTCATCTTCTGTTGTAAACAAAATGGTTGCATATAATTACTTTGACTCTTCACCACAAAGACCTGTATGGACTGTTGGAACACTTGCTAGAACAATGTGGAGAGATTCTGCAGTGTTTGGAACACCACACGCTTTATCATATGATGCAAGCACAGATACATCTTTTGATGTAGTTGGAAATACAGAGGGTAGAACAACATACTATGAACACGAAACAGGGACAGATCAAAATAGAAATGGAACTATAACAGCAATTACAGCTAATATAGAATCCGGAGACTTTGACATAAGTCAAAGAAGAGGTATAACAGGACAATCTACTGGTATAGCAGACCTTAGAGGAGATGGAGAGTTTCTTATGAAGATAAGAAGATTTATACCTGACTTTATATCACAAACAGGGACAACAAGAGTTACGTTAAACTTAAGGGATTTTCCTAATGACAGTCAAGCAAGCTCTTCTCTTGGTCCATTTGATATAACTTCATCAACTAAAAAAGTTGATACACGAGCTAGGGCTAGAGCAATAGCATTAAAAGTAGAAAATACATCAAGCAGTCAATCTTGGAGATTAGGAACTTTTAGATTAGATATACAACCAGACGGACGTAGATAATGGCAAAAATAGTACAAGAAGTTACAAGAGCTTCTCGTGAATATGATTATGAGGTTGCAGAAGCGCAAACAAGAGACCTCGATGGTATTATTCAAAAACTTAATACTACTTATCAACAAGAATTAAAAGAGGAGGCGGAAGCTGAGGCTTTCTTTTTTGCATAATGGCTAATAGTTTTATTAATAAAAAAGCAGATCTAACAACTAGTAATTTAACAACTTTATATACTGTTCCTACAGCTAGAACAGCTGTGGTAAGATCAATATTAGTATCTGAGGATGCTGGGTCTGGAGCTAATATAACTGTGACTTTGGTAGATGCTAGCTCTAATATATTTAGTTTATTTAAAACAAAAGCCATAGCTAGTAACGCTACAACAGAACTTTTAACTCAACCTTTAATTATGGAAGAGAGTGAAATACTAAAAGTACAAGCAAGTGACGCGAATGAGCTGCACGTCATAGCTTCAATATTAGAAATACAGCCAAGAGAGGTAACAACATAATGAAAGAATTAAAACCTAAAAAAATAATAGAAGAGATAACAAACAAAAAAACGGGTGAAAAATACATAAGTGATAATGAATGGAAATCAAAAGGTGTGCCAGAATCTGATATAAGAAGAGATGTGACTGTAGTAATGCCTAGCCTTGATTTTTTAAGTGAAACAAAATAGAATGGTACGATGGCAATAACTAGAGCACAACAGGTAAAACAGATGTTACAAGACGGTGGACGTATAGGGCTTCGAACAGGAACTGTAGATAGAGGCTTTTCAGCCCCAAGTAAAACTAACCCAGGTCAAAACCCAAGAGGAAGTCTTCAACCAATGAGCGATAGACAGGCTAGTGAAAACAGAGTAGCAGCTGCAACTAATATTGGAAGCATGCAAGATGCTTTTGGAACAAAGGATAACATAATTGCAGACCAACAAATAAATAGACAAAGAATAAGAGATCAAAGAGATCGTACAATTGAAACTATTGAAGATAGAAATAGAGAAGATAGAAATAGAAAAATAGCTGATGCTTTTAGTAAAATTCTTCCAACAAGAAGAGGTCTTTTTGAAAGAAGTTTATTACTACCTAGAGCTAAAAAAAGCATTCGTGAACAAAGAGAAGCTTATGCAAAATATTTAGAAAGTATGGGGTTAGATCCTAGTGAAGAATTAACGGATACAGAAAATCTTTTTTCTTTTTTTGATAAAGAGGCTTTTAGAAATAAAGGACAGACTGATTATATGGGTCAAGATGTAAAAAGTTATGGACAATTTTTATTAGATGAATTTAATAATCCAACTGTTAAATACAGAGGAGACATAGGAGCATATAATAGAGACATGGGTTTTGATAGAGGAGACAACGCTTCTCCAATAATACCTATTATTCCAGACACAACGCCTGATGATCCTAATCAAGACCCTGATGATGAAGAAGAAGATCCTAATAGATTTTTTAGACTTTTTGCAGATGGTGGATCTGTAGATGATATGGAAAGAGAGGCCATGTTTTTAGGTGGTATTACAAAAGGATTAAAAAAAGCTGTTAAAGGTATAAAGAAAATTGCAAAATCACCAATAGGTAAAGCAGCATTATTAGCTGGTGGAGCAGGTCTTTTTGGTATGGGTCCTTTTAAAGGTTTAGCAACAAGTAAAGCAGGTATTGGTTTAAGTAATTTATTTGGAAAAGGTAGTTTTAACCCTTTAAAACAATTATTAACTGGAGATATGTTAGCTCCGGGTGAAGCATCTGGTATAGGTTTAAGTAAATTTGGTTTAAAACTATCAGAATTAGGTCTCGTTAATCCAAGCACTATGGGTTTAACAGGTATAGGTAAATTTGCTGCTTTAGGAATACCAGCTGCTTTAGCAGGTGTTATGACAAAAGATCAAGAAGACGAATTTAAAGAACCTAAATATCCTGAGTTTAATATGCGAGCTTATCTAAGTAATCCTTATGCATTTACACCTACAAGACAAATGGCTGATGGCGGTATTATGAGAGAAGGTTATCAGGAAGGATCTAAAGAACCTGTAGCTAAAAAGACTATGCCATTATTAGATATGGATGGTAAAGAAATGGATTTTAGAGAAGAGGGTGGATTTGTGCCAATAGGTAGAATGGAAAAAGCTGACGATGTACCTGCAAGATTATCTAAAAATGAGTTTGTATTTACGGCTGATGCTGTTAGAAACGCAGGTGATGGAGATGTGGACAAAGGCGCAGAAGTTATGTATAACATGATGAAGAACCTCGAATCCGGGGGTGAAGTATCTGAGGAATCGCAAGGATTAGAAGGCGCAAGAGAAATGTTTCAAACATCAAAAAGATTAGAGGAAGTATTATAATATGGCCGTAGAAACCACAGTAGACAAATTACAGCTCAACAAGGTATACCTTTAGTAGCTCAAACTGTTGCTGGATTAGGAACTGGACCAACACAAAGAACTGGTGAAACAGACGAACAATTTAAATTAAGACAAGATTTATTTGGTAAAAGACAACAAGCAGCTCAAATGTTTGAGGATCGTCAAACATCTATTGGAGCGTTAGCACCACAAGTAGCAGGTCAAGATGCTTTACAACAAACAGCACAATCCATAGCAGAGGCACAAGCAGGAGCAACAGGTCTCGCAGGGTTTCAACCATTTTTAAATCAAGCACAACAACAAGCAACTTTAGCTTCTGGATTAGGAACAATAGCTCTTGGAGGATTAGGAACAGCTGGAACAGAATTAACTCAAGCAGGAACAACAATAGGTGGTGTGCCTTTAGGTGCTCCAACAGCAACACAAACACAACAGTTTATGTCTCCGTATCAACAACAAGTTATTGATGCAACATTAACAGAATTTGATCGTAACAAAGCTATACAAGAACAAAGTATAAGAGATCAGCAAGCCGCTTTGGGTGCGCTCGGCAGTGGTCGAGCGGGAGTGCAACTCGCTGAGTTTGGCACAGGGGCAGCGAGAGAACGTGCATTATTACAAGCCGGTCTCTTGCAACAAGGTTTTGGACAAGCACAAGCTTTAAGGCAACAAGATATTGCTAATAGGTTTGGTATTGGTCAAGCGCAAGCAGGACTTGCTGGACAAAGAGCAGGAATTGCGGGAGCAACACAAAATTTAGGACAATTTACATCAGGATTAGCTGGACAACAAGCAGCTCTTGGAACACAAACTGCAGGTATTGCAGGAGCAAATGTAGCACGTTTAGGTTCATTGGGCGCATTGAATCAGGCGCAAGCACAAGCACAACTTGATGCACAAAGAGAAGCGGCAAGACAATCAGCGTTCCAACCACAAGAACAATTAGATAGATTCGCAGGTCAAGTTCAAGGTCTAATTGGTGGATATCCTGGAGCAACACAAACAACAAACATACCTAACCCTACACCATTACAAACAGCATTAGGTGTTGGTACAACACTTGCAGGTATCTATGGAGCTATAAGCGACCCAAGTAAATTAAGTGTAAGTTTATAATGAATAGAATATTAAATAGACCAATGTTTAGAATGGGTGGTTCATCAGGAACTGGTATTACATCAGGGTTAGATCAACAACCTAGAAAACCTTTACAACAAGGTAGTATGCCTAATTTTCAGTTTGGTGGAGTGCCAGGTTTTTTAACTAGCTTTGGTTTAAATTTATTAGGAACACCGCCAAGAGGTAATATATTTCAAACAGCTGCAACAGCTGCAAGAGATCCATTTAATAGATTACAAGAGTTTCAAACAAG